TTGAAAAAGAAATGGTTACTAGCTCCAATGGCTACTATGATATTGTTGGCTGCGTGTGGAGAAGATAGCACAAAGGAAGAAGCTACAAAAGAAAATGCTCAAACAGCTGTATCTTCGGATAAAACAGATACAGAAAAAGCTAAAAAAAATAATGATGATGTTTATTTTAAAGATAACGAAGCTAAATTAGTGGATTTAAAAATAAATATTACTAAAACTAAGGTAATCCCAGTAGGTGAAAAAGGTAACGAATATGGAGATAAGCCAGTAATAGCAATCTGGTACAATACAACAAACTTAAGTGATAAAGATATTGACCCGACAACAGCGTGGTCAGTTGTGTTTACCGCGATTCAAGACAATAATCCAAACTCTATTAATAAAATAGAGGTAGGAAGCCTTCCAGACGATAGATTTTTAGATACGCAGTTAGAAACAATTAAAAAGAACGGTACTGTAGAAAATGCCATTGCATACGAGCTTGATGATTTAAAAACACCTGTCACATTAGTAGCAAATCAAGGTATAGGCGGCGAAGAATTAGGACGACAAGAATATAAAGTAAAATAATAAAGATTGAACCTTGGCCACTCATTACGAGTGGCTATTTTTATTATAATTGATAAATACCTCATATTCCTAAATCTTGTATATAGACTACCTATCGAATTTTAATCAAGTGCTAAGAAATAAATATAACTAAAAATGCCCTTAGAGTTTTTAATAAATTATTTATGGTTTTTAAGTTGACTTGATAGTTTACTAAATAGCTTACTTAACAATAGAAAAATTACATAAAAAAATATTAAATCAAAAATGAGGCCTAGTATTGCAAGACTATATGATCCATTGCCATACAGTCCAAAAATATCAGCAGGAAAACCATAAAAGCGATAATCCCCCTCGTATCTAATACCTATGCTAGGTATTATAGAAATAATACAAGTTGTTATAAAACTAAGTAAAAGCAATATTTTTGTCTCTTTCAATTTCATGATTACCCTCTTTAATTATTTTTTTAGAAAAGGTATATTTTAGTATAATATAATATTATTATACTAAAATAGTAAAAATATATCAAGAGGTGTAAATTATGATTAAAAAGTTAATATTATCAACATTATCTTTTGCTCTATTATTTTCTTTATTCAATTTAGAATCATCAGCAGAAGATGAAGTAAGCGGTACTGCAATAGAAAATGTAGATACAAATGACACTAAATCACCAAAAATCAATATCGAAGAAGAACTTAAATTAGTGACAGATCAAACAAATTCTGTAGAAATAATTGATGCAGCTGAATTACCAGAAGGTACACCTACAATTAATTTTAATTCTGTTGAAGAATTTAAAAACGTTGTTGCTGCTTTTGAAAAATATAGAGAAGAATCTATAGATGTGGATAATATAGAAGATATAATGGTACCTGATTTATTTGCGAGCAGAGTAGCTAGAGCAGCTGCCACTACTAAGAATGGGTCATCTACAAGTAAATGGATGGTAGGTTCTTGGAATCCAATAAAAAACCAAATTCTGCCTCCTGAAATGCTAATTGACTTTACATACACATACACTGGTTCTGGTTCTTCAAAGAAATTCGATAAAATTAAGCAAATAGTTTCTAATAGTAACGGTATTTCTTTTAGCACATGGGTAGAGAGCACTAAACCAACCCACAATTTTTATGATAGTAAGAAAGGCGTAGAAATCAAAATCCAAGGGTACTTTTTGGTTGGTGTAAATATTAAAGGACAAGCAATCGGTACGAAATTTAATGATTCATTTACTCAAAAATACCATTTCTAAAAATCATACAACCTTTTATTAGTGAACTTATCTGCTCGTTATCAGACTTAATCGAATATGTTCCAGAACAAAAAAAGAGTGATGGCCAATAATCGGCTATCGCTCTTTAAAATTCTATATATTCAACTGGCTCTATATCCACGATACTATCTAAATTAATTGGTCCGCAGGATTTACCGAATGGATCACTATAATAAATCTGCCTTGTATTTTCATTTATTTTATTTATACCCCCACGGTACACTTCAAATTGGCCATCTTTCCAAATCTTAATATCAGCATCGCATTTTGTTTGTATCGATGTTTCCAAATCCTCTTGAATACCTTGTAATTCCCAGACCTCTAGCATAGGTTTTTCGATAAACTTTTGTTGCTCTATTTCTTTTTTTATTAGGTCAACATGTTCGGTCATCATCATTGCCATAGCCCATTTATTAGCTCTATCTTTTAATTTTGCTGATTCAAAGACTTGATACCGTCGCTCTGCAAATTCCTCTTTACTCATCATATAACTTCACGCTCCCTTTGAATAACCGGAACAGCCGCAAGAACACTATCTATGATAAAAGTACGCTTTGCTTGTTTAACAAAACAGTAAGCTTGAAATGCATCTGATGTCATCTTAATGATTTTCACACGCCTTTTAGTTATCTCTCCACCTTTCGACATATACATTAAATCGATGACCTGATTGCGTTGCATAGCTTTTAACAGTTGTTCCTTCATGATGTTCACTCCTTTTTGAATACCATACAGAACGCTTGTTCTTATTACAAGTAAAAAATAACCAGGTGCCGAATAATCGGTTACCTGGCTTATTTTTTATTGTTCGGTTTTGGCTTTTTCTTTTCAGTTACAAACCCATACTTTTTACCATGTTCAATGATCTCTTTTGCAATTTGGTCTTTAGTTTTTTTAGTCATTAAATACACCAACCTTCAAAAACAGAATTGCCCATTACACTGCATACTATACATTTGTATTTCATAAATTGCATAAAGGACCTGGGGCATCGAGGCGTAGTCCCAACCTTAAAATCACTTTTAGTAAAGGGAGAGAGGATAAAATAGGCGAAAGAAGTGTTAGGTCAGACAAGAAACGTGACGTAAAAATAACAGTCCACGGAGAGTTAAAAGAATCAATTTACCGTTTGGCTTTTATAACTAATACACCTATCAAGAATTTGGTGGAAGAAATGATTATTTACGCCTTAAGAAGTAAACGAATATTAAATGGATTGGCACCTCATTTTGTACGTGATGTTCGAATAGATAATGTATTGTATGTTGGACACAAAGATAACCATGTTGGGCATTCCCCTACGGGTTTAAGCTACAGTAGAATAAAGACAAGAGTGACAGAACAAACTTTTACAGCTATTAACACAATTGCATATGGCTTAGATGTTAGACCAGCACGTGTTGCAGCATTATTAACTTTTGAAGCTTTACACGATGTTACATTCGTTGATACATACATAAAAAAATATTTAGAAGATAATTTAAATGATTATCAGATTTTAGAACTAAAGAAAATAATTGATTATATAAGAAGAGATTTTGACACTGATGTTGGCTGGGCTTCACTACTCTCTTTTGTAATTGATGAAGTTAAAGAGCCCTTGACGACTTTGAAAGAAAAAGTAAATACATTCGTTATTAAAAGTTGGCAAGATAAATAAATGATAAAAAGAGCAATAGTCTATTATGACCGTTGCTCTTTTGTCTATGTATTATTCTATTGCTGTTATAATTCGATAGAAAAGCGTGGTGAATAGATAATTCCAACCACCATGGACATTTCGAACTTCTTCCTTAAATCAATAGTTTCGTATTTTTCATCTTTCCGTACAAAACCTTTTCATTAACGAACCAATATTTTTCCTCATGTTCTTACCATCTTTAGTTAAATATACATAACGTGTACTAGCGTTCTGTACGTATGTAATATCAAAAAATCTATTTTCTCTTAACTCTCTAACAAAGCCACTATTACTAATTTCACATTTTTGATCATAACCTACGATTGGATACCATTTATCACCGTATGAGATATCACTACAATTTTTACATTTATAACTTTTTTGAACTCTACCATCAGTCATATTGTAAATAGCATACATATAAAAATCATCTTCAAGTTTTTCTATTTTACATAGAGAGCATCGTTCCATACTTTTTCCCTCGTTTACTTTATTATATTAAGGCTGCGAGTAATTTTCTTCTGTAATTAACCGTCGGTTGCAACTATAATTCGTTCTATATTTGTTAAATCAATATGTCTTCCGCCTTCTAATTCTATGTACTCATTCCCCTGCTCTTGTACTTGAATTACATCCATATCCGTTTCAAATTCTATTTCACGACCATATAGGTATATCACCAATACTTTATACCTTTTATCTACTGGCGTAAACATTTTATCACCTCTCCTTTTAGATTTAATTCCACAATGGTTAACTATTACCTTTGTTGAAATTAAAAATAATTGGAAATATAGTAATTTATATGCAAAAAAGTATTGAACAACACGTTATAACATGTTATAATTAATATATAGAAAGGAGGTGAACAAGTGGAATACTTAGCAGCAATTATAGCCCTAGCATTTACAATCATCAAACTTCGAAAGGCTTGGTTGGACTCCGAGATTAAGAAGTTAGAAAAAGTAAAGCTAGAGCTAGAAATAAGAAAAATGAGAAGAGGGGGTTAAACCCCTCGCTCGTTTCTAAGTATACCACAATGGATATGAAAATTTTAATTACGTTATTAGTCATTATTTGGATTGCAATACTGATTTTTAAATTAAGAGGTCGGTACTATGACAATCAAAAAAAGAAACTAATCCAAGAACGGGATGAATTACAAAAACAGAAAGAGGAAAAGTGATGGATATTAACAATTATATGTCCCCTACTGAAGCTGCCTTTCGGTGGGGAATCCCTACATCTACAATGCAAGAACGACTTAAAAGTCGTACTAATAAAATGACTAACGAATTAGAACAAATGAAAGAAAAAGGTTTAATTAAGTATTTTAAACTTCCTGATGCTAAACGTGGAGAATGGATAATTTCAACCACAGCTATGGAGAAGTGGTATGGTCCTGAACCTTTAAAATAACATTTTAGAGTTTTAATTTTGAGGGCTCACTTGCCCTCCTTTTTTATTCAAATAAAAAAGCACCAAAGTAGGTGCTTAATCAATTCTACGAATAAAGATACATAGATCGTTTTCAGATTTATATTCTTCTATTTCGCGAAATCCGTGTTCTTGATAAAATTTTTTCAATTTAGGCTCATCTTCACACTCTAAATAGAATATCCTTCCGCCAGTTGCCTTATAAGCTACCGTCATTGAATCTGTAGACATTTTCAATAAATCAGCACCACATAACGCTTTAGTAGCAAGAGCTTCTTCAGAATAGTTTTTACCTAGTTGTCCTAATAGATAACCTTTTATCTCATAATTGTCGCTCTCTGTTTTATGACCGATACCCATTAGTTTCCTTTTTAGTGATTGACTGAATTTTGAAAAATTCTTTTTACTAATTACTAATGGCTTATTCGAAAGAGAATAGTACCCAACTAATACGGGTACACTTTTATATGTAGAAAAAACTAAATATGTACGAGCAATATCCATCTGTTCAAAATTAATGGATTTGTTATGCAAGAAATCTTGAACATCATGAACCACTTCCGGGTCTTTACATGGGCGTGAACAAAAAGAGAGGAGGAGTTGTCGAACCTCCCCCTCACTTCTACCTACTTTCAAAACGTCTTGCAACTGTAGAATTTCTAAAGACAAGAATTATTCACCGACGAGCTCCGAAAAACGAATCCATCATGTTATTTATTTTATTTGTATTTCTTACTAAATCTACTCTTTGAGAGATAACGTGTTCACTCGTTCTCGAATTTTCAATTGCATTAATGATTTTTTTGCCTGATTTAGCTGTGAATTTAAAATCGGTAAGAAAGCTTTTCGTCGCCATTACCATCACCCCTAGTTTTATTTTATGCTCACACAGACAAAATATACACATTAAATACATTTCATTTGACAAATCGAATTAATGTCTATATAATCTAGCAGTCTGATTTCGAACTTATAACTCTATACCACAATTAAACAACTTTCACCCCCCTTTTGCAAGGGTTTTAGTTCATTATGTGCTAATTAATAATAAATCATGATGTTTTTATATGAAAAACATCAAATTTTCACCAACACTCTAATTATTTCATCGGTAAAGTTTGAATTTATTAAATAAAGGAAACATTGCTTGAGAGCATCCGAGATCAAGTTTTACAGGTGAGGTAAATTCCAACTGGAATCTGCTCACTAACTATACTTTTTCAACAAATTCTTTATCTGCTGTGACATATCCGTTTGGAGTTTTTAATCTGTAAGCATTTCCGTACTTCACAATATCTTTTGCCGTTACTGCCACACCTACACTGATTGGTTTATCTCGTTGATCTTTATCAAACTTCACAGTCTTATAAAGGTAACACGGTTTCTTAATGCGATATAATCCAGTTCCTGACTTGTAATATGTTTTTGCAGTTAATGTTATACTTGCTGGTTTAGAAGGTTTTGAAATGGTTGTTATCTCTTTCTTTTTGTACCCAAGTTCGTTTGCAATTACTGAAGCGATAGCCTGGCAGATTTCTTCAAACTTATCGTTATCATTATAGATTTTCGCATCTGCTTTAGAATCTACGAAGCAAACTTCTATTAGAATGGCCGGTTTATTAGTTGCGTTTAAAAAATATAACTCTTTTCTTTCTTTTGCTCCTCTGTCCTTTAATCCAGATGCTTCACTAATAGCAGCACTTACTTTGGTAGATAATGCTTTTGCATCGTAATACAGGCATTCTACACCGCGCGGATCATTCGTTTTAGATGCAGCATTGAAATGAACACTAATATCTAAATCACGCTCTTTGCAATTATGTTGATTAACAATGGTGTTCAAATTCTGTTGTTGAGTAGTAGATGTGTTGTCATTGAATAGCGAACCTTCACCATTGTATGTCGTTGTTAAGATAGCATGAACTCGATTGACCACCTTACGAGCTTCATTAACCTCGTCAAGAATATCTGCAGCACCTCGAACTTTTAAGGAATGACCACTTGAAATAACATATTTTTTCGCCATATTATTTCAACCCTTTCTGTTTCAATAATTCTTCTTGTTCTTTCGCCTGTTTCGTTACGATATAGCTGTTTTTGTAGACACCGTAAACAACCAAAATAAAGGGCACTGCTGTTATCAATACATTAATAAAAGTGTCTATTGTGTTGTCGTTAAACCACCATAAATCCACTCCTAAAGAGCCCAAAAATAAAAGGACCGCTGATAGCAGTCCTCCGAATAGTGCGATGTATTGTTTTAATTTTTCTGTTGTCATGTAGATGACCTCCTATTGTGTTTTAATTACCAAAGCTACTAAAGCCACTATCACTGCACCAATTACTGTAGTGCCTACCCACCATACAATCTTATCTATTTTATCTAGACGCTTGTGAGCACTCTTAGTGCTTTGTAATGCCTCCTCAGCTTTATCATCAGCTTTGTCAGCCTTTTCATCAGCTCGATTGGCTATATTTCTAATTTGATTAATGCCGTCTAACTTTGCTTCAATCCCACCCAACCGTTCATAAATATTACGTACTAACTCTTCGCCCATAAAGCCACCTCTTTTTCTGCATAATAAAACCCTCCACAGTGATTGTGGAAGGCATAGAAAAAGCACACCTGGTTAGATGTGCTGAATATAGTATTTAAATTTATGAAAATAACATTCTTTTAGCGTTATTCAAACCGGAGTGGATATCTTGAATAAACACATCAAATTCTACTCCATCATTTAGGCATTTCAATCTTCCTCCACCTAAACTTTCTAACTCACCATACAAAGTTACTCCTAATTCAGGAAAATAAAAGTCAACAATTTCAACTATAGAATATTCATGGTTTTCTGTCATAACAGCAACAAAACCTTTTTTAGCATTTGCAAATTCTACTATGCCTTTCATATCATCATCCTCTCTATCTACTAAATTTCGACAAAGAAGAATAGTTTACCTTTAATAAGTTTCTGTGCTTTTTAACAATAAAAATAACTTCATAATAAAAACGCACCCAGTATGTAGATGCCTTTTAAAAAAAGGCCAACTCTCGTCAGCCTAAAAATTCAACCTTTACTTCCTTTGCTTAATATATAACACATTCATAAGTCTGTATTTCGTCGATTTTTTTCCTACCCTTGAAATATATTTCGTTTTAACTCCATTTCTTATTGTTCTTATTACTTGAATTTTCCCATTAGGGCCATTATAGATTTTTCGCATAATCTTCATTTTGTATTACTTCATCTCCCGCAAAATTTTTTAGAGCTAGATTTCCGCTCGTAAGATAATACGCGATTTAACAATAAATGTTATATAAATTCAAAAAATATTTTTTTACGTTCTTCTCTTCATTTACCAGTCGATTATTGAGATGTCTACCTCCTAACTTCTCCACTAATTTGACTCAACTCCTGCTTAATCTTCTTAATCAAAGTAGGTCGATTATTCCCAAACGTACCTTCAAGTTGGAATCCTGCAGGCTCATAAACTTCCTTAACTTCAGTAATCCTAGCATCCATCGTCACTTCCCATTCTTTATTCTGATTGGTAACGATATCGCCTAAATCATAATCTATTCCATACTTAAATGAGCTGTTGGTTAGTATCTGTCCTTCAAGATAATGTTCTTGCAAAAACTCCTGCATCTGTTGCTGTCCACGATCTGTTAAATCAGCTATGATTTCCGATTCTGGTCGTGGTACTTTTTCGGTGGTCTTGTTACCTTCTGGGTCAGTGACCTCCACATCATCTTCTTCTGGAATGTCCCTCGCATCGATAAATACTTCATGACGGTTTAAACCTACATCTGAACCAAGCTCAATTACACGCCTATCTACTCCCTCACCTTGTCCTGCAACATAAGCGATATTCTTATAGTTAAGTTCGCTTTCTGTATAATGTAATGATTTCAGTGATTCAAACTGTGGACTGAAAATAACTGGTGGTAAGATACTTTGACCAGCTATTAAATTTCTACCTTCCATAACATCAAACACAAATTTCTTGCTGTGGATGTCCAAAGAAACATCCCATCCTAAACCTGTTGCTAATGAGATAGCTGCCTCTTCTTCAGCTAAATTCTTATAGCGAGATGACCAAGAAACTGATGGACCACGATTTAAGTTAGGCGCAATAACTAATTGTGGCATTCTCCGTTTACCGTCCACAGGATTTACAGTGTTCTGATTAACATAGTGCTTCATTACTGTTTCAGCATTGCTTTGTTTATTATCATAACCAGTATGTGGAGGTGGGACAGTAATCCTTTGAGCAATAACAGACTTCAAAGACCACCCTTTAATAAGCCAGTTTTCTGTGATTTTACCGCTTTGGTCAAGCTCAATTTCCCTATGCTTAATCAAAAAAACCTTATTCAAATCGTTTCCGACTAAAATAAGGTTTCCACGTTGTAATTTATCTGCATCTTTTTTATAGCGATTCATTCTTAATTCAATTTCACCAATTGTATGCCATCTACGGATGAAAAACATAGATTCGTAGTTGTCGATTTCGGCTAGAATGTCGATTGATTCAGATAGAATTCGGATTGGTTTCATGAGTTTACCTCATTTCTCAAGAAAAATAATTTAGTACTATTGAATTATTTCTCCTGTTTAATATAATTGTTTTATAAACGAAAAAGCAGGTGATACTTTGGCTATAAGAAGTTATGATCAAAATTTAGTAAACACTGAGAAAATTAAAGCATATATTAAACCTCTAAACAGCAAAGTTGAAATTAGAACTTCTTTAAGAATTCCCCTAAAAAAGAGAGGTATAGCTTCTTGTATTCTTATGAACCCCAGTGCTGCTGATAATGATGACTCAGATCCAACAATTAACTACGTTACGGAATACATTTATAATAATGTTCCTGAAGTACATCACATTAGGTTTTTTAACCTATATCCTTTTTATGAACCAAATTCATCAAAAATCTATCCATTAATTCACACTTTAACACACTTAGAATATAACAGAGCAATGCTTGCCAATCGGAAGGTGATAGAAAAGTCACTTGCCACAACAACTCATTTGTTTCTTGGATATGGGCAATGCAGCGGAGATAAAGTTGATAAAATAAATTACTATGATATTCAATCAGCTAAAATATTGACAATGATTGAAAAGTTTTATAAGAATGATATTTTTGTCTTTGAAACAACTCAATCAAAAAATATATTAATCGATGGAAAGTATCCAAGACACCCAAACCCAAATAGTAAATATAAAGCTAGTAATCATCATAAATGCTTCATCAAAAATGGTTCGATTATATTGAAATAGAAGGATTTAAGGGGAGGATACTCCCCTATCCGATTCCTCCAAAATAGACATAAAAAATACGCCTATTCAGCGTTAGTTTGTTCCTTATTAAGCTGGGTTTCAATCGCAGCAATCATTTCTCCTTCATCAGCAACAAATGGCAATTCGTTCGCCATAAATCGGAATTGACGTGCTACTCCATCTACAATAGCCACAATACGTCTAGCATAATAATGCTCTTCCACAGCTCTTGTTGGTTGCCCAATAACTGGATTTTTAAACTGGATTTTCGATTCCTTTAATGTGATATTCATTGATATACCTCCTCGAATTCTGTTACTTCTGTTAGCTCATCCACTTCAAAAGTAGATGTTTCACCAAGCCATGATTCGCCTATCTCACGTTCAACACCTCTAACATACCAATCCAGTACGTTTTCATCATTACGTGTCCCGATGACTAAGGCTTTATATGTTCCTACTCTTTCACAAGTTACCCTTAGAATATCTCCTTCCACTATTCCGAACGCCCTGCCAAAGTGTAAATGAGGGTTTACCCAGATATCTACATTTGTATTAAGTTGTTCAAAGTAATCGGGCAATTGTACTTCTACAACTTGACCATCTTCAGTTGCTTCAATTTCGTAACGATAAAGTGTATCTCCTGTTGTTGGTGATTCCACCGCTCCATGTCTAATAACATGGGTATACTTTTTGTCTGGGTGTGGATGCGGTATCTCAAAGTTTTTTGTCCCGCTTACTGATAAGTCACCTGGTACTATCCAGGTTTTTTGTCCGTACCCGGAACTTTTAGACACTCCTAGCACTCCCTGGTTCTGATTTCCTGATCTAGCAAATCCTCCGATTGCTGCAGCACCCCACCCTTGAGCCATGGCTTCATACCCTATTGCAAATTCAGAACCCTCTGATCCAGTACTATTTGCTCCAGGACCAAAAGAGAGATTACCAGTAGCATTTTTACCTATACATACAGTGTATGCATTTGCATTAAAATACTGTAATTTATCATTTACTGTTTTCACGGCGTTTGCTGTTGCGGCTTCGGTTGTACTGGTACTCGTTAGTGTATTATTTAACGGTACAACTAATAATTTCCAAGGAAACCATGCTCCTGTTATTGACCTTGTTCTATGGTACATTTCATCTCCAGAGATTGCTTGAGATGCTATTTGTTTAGCACCTTTAGTATCACTATCTGAAATCACTTGAACAATCCATGGTCTACCAGATGAAGAATTTTGGATAGGGAGGGATGTAGTATCCACACTATCGCAAGCATAGAAGCCAGTTTTTAATAATTCATCTAAATTACCTGAATATTTTTTCGCATATGATCCATCTGTCAATTGATTATCTACTAACTCTTGGAGAGCATCATCGTCGAAATTTGGCAATATTCTACTACCTGTCCATGGACAAATAACAACAGTTCCCCGCTCATCAGTCACATTATTAGCTGATATAAATGTCTGCCCACCAACAACCTTTACTTGCGCAACAGATATTTCGTATACATTTGCTGTTTGAGTAAGCGTTGGAGCAACAGGCGATGCGCTAGCCACACCCTTTTTAACAAATGATTTTACGTGTCGTGCTTCGGTACTCAAATCCATTCTGATTACAATGCGATCAATACGATTTTTACCAACTGTTTCAGTATCATGAGTATGACTTAATAGACTGTCATTCGCATAATAACGACCTTCTACAAATGCCACGCCAGTATTCAATTTTGTTATCATACTTGAACCATCTGTACTAACGCTTAATTGATTACCTGCACCTTTCATAACGCCTGTGGTAACGAGCGTTGCAAAATAGTCCGTAAATTCCTGTGCATTATACTCCCTATCAAATACTCCACTCTCATCTTCTACGGGGTCAAAAAAGCTGAATTTTTCTGCCATACATATACCTCCTTAAACACTTAAATATCTATTCTTGTATGAAACGTAAACCTCTGGACGACCGCTGTCTGTTATGAAACTGAATTTATTTTCACCCATATCCAAACTAAAAAAATCTGAATCTGGGTCAATCCAAGGAAATCCGTTTTGACTAACTCCATCTGGTGCTACAATCTCTACTTTCTTATTTCCGAAAGTTGTTTCTAAAATTAATTTATACCCCTCTGGAATAGTACGGTTAACGCGTATAAATTCACCTGTGCTAAGATTCGTAATCTTTGGGTTAACAGCAGCTCCACGAAATTCCACGATGATCGGTGTGGGTACATCCCCTTTATTGATCAATATTCTCGAATCTCCACGACTAGCAAAGCGTACTGGGAAATGGAAAGAAAATCTGAAGTGTGCAACAAAATCCTCAAGTTTAATATTTTCGGTCATGATATCCAACCAAAATGGTGACGGACATATAAGATTGACTAACCCCTTTTGAAAATTAATCCCCTTGTTATCCGTGCCAGTTGGAAATACAGGTACACCATCGGGTACTGCTTTTATTTCCCTTTTGGTATTACCATTTTCATAGATTAGTTTTCCTGCACCCAATTTTGAATTAAATACAGAAGCTACATATTGTCTTCTTTCTAAAAGCAAATCGTTTGTATTCCCCATTATTGCTATCTGTAAAGACAACAGGCGTTCATCAAATACCGAATCGATATGAGTACTCCCGTCTTGATAAGGCGCTTTTGATAGCTGTATGTTTGCATGAACATCCCCTTTGCCATCCACAGAAGATAAAATAAAAGGAGCCGAATTTTTCAGCTCCAACGATTGTCCACGACTATTAATAAATGTAATTTTCTCAGCCATTTACACACCCCATTCCATGGCTAGTTGTCTTTGGGCTTGTATACTTTTTCTTGCCAGTTCTGAAGGTGAAGCAACTGGTGCATAGAAATTATTATTAACTACTGGTTGATAGCTTCTTGTATTGTCTATGTTACTTACCGAACTACCTCCAAACCCACTAGAATAACCACCAGGATTAATATTAGGCATAGTCGCATTTGCCATCTTTTGAGCAGCATTTGTAATAGCACTCATGTTTTGCTCCATACCTTCTGCAAGTCCTGCGGGAATCCACTTACCAAGGCCCATCATGACACGTGAAGGTGATTTGATTTTTAAAGCACTAGCAATCGTTTTAGAAATTGAATCAGCAATTGATTGAGCTTTCTTTTGTAAAGGTTTCTCCATATCCTCCATACCAGCCATTAGACCTTTGATGGTATCCTTACCGATGGATTTCATAGAAGTTTTCATTGTTACAAATTCATCCGTTGTACCAGTTCGAATCTCCTTGATTTTAGAAGCCCATTCCTTTTTGTACTCATCCAGTTCCTTCTTAGTCTCAGCAGTTAATTCCTTGATTTTCTTTTTCGTATCTTTATTCATCTGTGCTAATTCGCTTTCAGCTTGCGTTCTAGCTAGTACATTCTTATCCTTCCACAGTTTTGCGTATTGAGTTAATTCCTGGTCAGTCAGAGTTGTTAGTGCGGCAATCTCTGGTGCAGCTTTAGGACCCATTTGACGTAATTCTTCAAGTAGTCCTTTGTCGATTCCCTTTTTCGCCAACAATTGAATATTTTTAGACCAAGTTTCGAATACAGCAACTTGACCTTGCAAGTTCTCAAGAAGCTTTTGCCCAGTTATATCAGATGATTGTGCAACCTCATCGAAAATGCCTGCGAAGCTAATAAGCGATGCAGTTCGTTCTGCTACAGATTTTTTATATTCATCTTTTAAAGCTTTTTCTGATGCTGCTAATCTTTCATTCGCATCATTAACTTTAGTTACATATTCATCATTAAGCGATGTTAATTGATTGTGTATTTGTTTTTTAGTCTCATAAATATTTTGATCAATTTGCTTTCGTTCATCAGAACCTTTTTTATAGTTCTTCTGTAATTTTTCCCATGCTGCTAATTCTTGTGTTAATGACATTTCATTCATTTTCACTTTATCTTCAATAGAAGATTTAGCAACGTCGAATACTTCTTTTGCATGTTTTTTATTTAAAGAAACAATTTGAGCATTGATTTTAGCTACAGCATTCGGAACGTTAGCATACTGTGTTTTCATGGCTTCTAAAGATTTTACATACTCAGTAATGTCGATTTTCTCGGCTTTAAATTTAAGTGAGAGGTTCGACATTTTTGTGTTGAATTCTTTTTTAGCTGATGCTGCTAATTTGTTTGCTGCTGTTTGTGCCGCTTTTTCTTTTTTACTAATTCCATTAACAAATCCTTGGCCTGTATGCTCACCTAATTTAGTGGTAACACGCGAAGGTGAACGAATATCCAAGGCTTTCTTAATGGTACTTGTAACACCTGTAGCAACAGACTTTACTTTATCTTTAACTGCATCCATCATCGAACCAATACCATTAATAAGACCTTGTATGATGTGTTTACCAACAGAAACCAAATTAATACTGTGGAGGAATGATGCAGCCTTACCCCACCCAACATCTACTGCTGTTGCAACACCGTCCATTGCTTTGCTCACAATTGATTTAAACATATTAAATATGTTAGTAATTATATTTTTAATTCCATTTAAGATAGTGGAAGTATTGCTCTTAATTCCATTCCAGGAGGAAGTAACGGTATTTTTTATTCCACCCATAACAGTGGTTACAATTGTTTTAATTCCGTTCCAAATACTTGAGATAACCGTCTTAGTTGCATTTAAAATAGTTGAGATAGATGTTTTATAAAGATTGAAAGACCCTGTAATTGAACTTTTCAATACATCTAAAACTCCGGTTATAATACCTTTAATACCGTTCCAAGCGCTAGTTACCAAACTTTTAGCTGCTGGACCAAATGATTTTAATGGACCTAGCAATTTACCAACAAAATATAAATTGATAGCTCCCCAAACGGCTTCTAATGCACCAGAAAGTATCTGTTTGATACCTTCCCATACACCTTTCCAATCGCCAGTTAGAAGACTACTAAAAGTTTTTATAATACCTGTAATAACTTTCGTAACGCCCTCTATTACATTTTTTATAGCTTCCCAGGTAGAAACTACTAACGCTTTAATAATTGGCCACACGACACTCATAACGCCTGATATCACTTTTAATGCCACGTCAATTACAGTTGAAATTGCTGACCACACATTAGATGCAGCTTCCTTAATACTTTCTTGATTCTCTGACCAAAAAGTTGATAGCTGATCACCCATACTTTGTACAAATGAAACAATTCCACTCATTGTTGATGAGATTGCATCTTTGATAGCTGACCAGGTTGAATCAACGACATTTCTAAATCCCTCATGATTTTTGTATAGTCCTACAAAAACAGCTGCCATACTCCCGATAGCTAATATGGCAACACCTATTGGTGCTACAATTCCCGTCATAGCTGTTCCGAGAACTGTCATTAACCCTCCTGCCTCACCAATCGCTAGCGCTACTGGAGCTAACGCTGTTAGAATACTACCAATCGAACTTACTAGCATTCCGACTACAACTAACACTGGTCCTATTGCGGCTACCATTCCAGCGATTACTACTATGACGGTTTTTGCTCCATCCGAAAGATTACTAAATTTCTCAGCTATTGGACCTAATACATCTGCAATCTTTAATAACGGTGGAATCAATACGTTTTTCATAGAGATTCCTATTTCAGTAAACTTGTTTTTTAACATTTTTAATTGTGATTCAGTTGTTTTGTAACGCTGTTCAGCTTCCTTAGTTAGCGCCGTATTTTCTTCCCAGGCTTCATTCGATAATTTAACAGCATCTCCGAAAAGTTCACTTGCTCCACCTGCTCGTAGTAAACTGTCACGTAAAAGAACACTATTTATGCCCATTTCCTGCAACATATTAATAGCAGTATCGCCTTTATCTTCTGCATTTCCCAATCCATTAATAAAAGCACCGATGGCACCGATGGCATCTTTTTCGAAAGCTTTCTTAAACTCTTCTCCTGTCATACCAGCCACTTTAGAAAACCCTTCTAGATCCACACCTGCATTAACAAGAGTAGTAAGTTCTTTCTTGGTCATTCCTAAATCTTCTGCCAAATTCCCAAATGCTTTTCCGCTATGAGAGGCCATCATTTGTAAATCACGTAGAGAGTAACCAGTTTGCTTTGATAAGTCTTGTACTTTCGTAAAACCTGTAGAAGTAGCTACTTGCATACTTACCATTACGCGAGATATTGCAGAACCGCCCATTTCTGCCTCGATGCCGACGGAGCTTAATGCTGTAGCAAGTCCTATTATGTCTGCCTCACTCATGCCCACCTGTGTACCAGCCCCCGCTAAACGCATAGCCATAGCGGTGATATCAGATTCTGTAGTAGCAAAATTGTTCCCCATTGCAACAACACTTGAACCCAGCTTATCAAAATCCTTTTGTGCCATTCCTGTAATATTCGCAAATTTAGCAAACTCTGTCGCTGCTTGTTCGCGCGACATGTTAGTGGACTCACCAAGATCTACAACAGTTCTAGTGAAGCTTAAAATATTTTCTTCAGCAATCCCCAACTGTCCTGCACTTTCTGCCACCGCTGCAATATCTTTAGCTGATGTCGGTAAGGTTGTAGCCATTTCGCGGATGCCTTTTTCTAACTTTTTGAAACCCTCTTCTGAAGTGTCAACAGTTTTTCGAACACCTGCAAAAGCTGATTCAAATTCTATTGCTGCCTTAGCCGCTCCAACTCCTAATCCCACAATTGGTGCTGTTACATACAACGACATAGATTGTCCAATTGATTTCATGCTAGAGCCAACCCTTTTCATCGTCTCTCCAACTTTTTGCATGGATTCACCAGCACGTTGCCAACTAGATTGAGAGCGTCTTAATTCCTCTTCTTGCCTCCTCAAAGCTGCAGTAACATCGCTGATTTCAGTTTCGGTTCTGGTATACTCTGCAACTGCTCTATTAAGTTGAGCTGCTAACCGTTCTGTAGCCGCTGAATTTTCACCAGTCGCTTGTTTACTGCTCTCATAAGCTGCTCGTAACGCCCTTACTTTGACTTCCTGGCTACTTAATAAACGAGTTAAAGTTTCTTGCTTAGTACGTAATCCATCTGTAGTAGTACCCCACTCACGGCCCCTATTTCGAACGATGGACATTTCTTGCCCCAATGTTTTAATACTTCTGTCAATGCTCGCAAGGGAGCGTTCAAACGTTGCACTATTCATTGAAAGGCTAACCCTCAGATTACCAACCTCTGCATCCGCCATTTTATTTCACCAACTTTTCATGATTTGACTTGTTACCATTTCACTTGATCTGCAAAAACTGTTGGTACCTGTTCTTTTCCTTTGGCTTTCCAACCATTAAAATCACAATGTCTATCCCATAGAGAGAGCAATTTTCGCATTGTCATCTTCCACACTTCTTCTTCTTTTCGATTTAGATGAACAGTCCCTATATAAATAAAAAAATCGAACGGTAATTCGCTCGATTTCACTACTTTCCCGATTCAGTTTGAGTTTCTTCTGATTCTGGCGCTGAATTTTCTATAGCCAGACTCAACGCTTCTACTACACTTGATATATTAGTCATATCAATTAATGAACCCACTTCTTTTTCTGTTAAATCTTCGTGTTCTAAAACACAGAACAAGATTGTACGAATTAGCTTGAAATCTGAACCATCAATGCCACTCAAAGCTTTTAATGCATCGTCACCAAATTTTTCTTGCAATGAACAAAGGGAGTTTAAATCAAATTTGATTTCATATTCTTTACCATCTGCTAACTTCACTTTCTTTGGTTCATTCACGTTCCCTAATACCACCTTTACACCTTCATCTTTCATAATTTCTGCTTTCGTTGTTTTACCCATCATTTATTCCTCCTAATTTTTAATGAAAATAAAAAGTGAGCCGATTATCCGACTCACTCCGTTTGCTTACTTAATAATAAAATTCGTTCCAATTACTGCATCCCCTATAGCAAGGGGTGTACTAGGGCGCAGGTGTTGCAGTTGGTAATTGAACTTCATCGAACCATTCAGCAATTACTGCTGCATCTGCACCTGTATCGTCTTCATCCACAATATATCGTTTAATCCCATTCCCTTTTGCATCTAAAATCGTATCTGAATGGACGAATACACCTTTAATTTTAGGTGTGTTGTATTCAATAGATTCACCTTTAGTCTTGTATTCTTCCTCTGGTAACTGGAAATTACCTTTGTAGAATACAAAATAACGGTACTTCCCGTTCGATTTCAAAGCTCTGAACAATAGTGCTCCGTTTGGTGCAACGTCTGCTGTTGTATCAATTACACCACCGTTAATTACTTGTTTTCCAAGCAATTTTGCATACACATCATTTGAAAGTGCATCGATACCTAACTCGATTTCTGTTTCACCTTCTGCGCTTGCTGATTCAGCTGCTCCATCATCAGCGTACAATACTGCATTTGATGTCTTGGGAGCTACTTTAGCTTCCATTGCTTTAGCGATGCGATATGGCTTCTCAAAGCCGTTTTCAGCACCTACTTTTTCTGGCGCAAAGAATAAATCTTTTAAACCGATTAATACTCCACTCATATATAATCATTCCTTTTCTATAAGTTAATTTCTGATTGATCATCATAATAAAACTGCATAACTTTGTGGAAGATTTTCGTATCATCTTCATAAAGTTCATGTGCAGTTACACGCGAGAAGCCTTGTTCTTTCAATAATTTCTTTACCTGTTTGACCACATCCACATGATTGCCTTTGGACCACACATCAATCTGAATTGAATGACGTGTTTCTTGCTCAGAATCCTCCGCAAATACTACACCCATTTCGTTATATTGAAAGAAAGTAATGTACGTTGTAGCTGTTCCTGTATACGTTAATAGAGCAACTGGAATACCAATTGGTTTGAGAGTATCAATGATTAATTTATTTAAACTCATAATCCTAACTCCCTTCCTACAACTTCAGCCATTTTCCTTTCTACATTGGATTTCTCTTGTTCGAAAGTGGGCCTCACAACAGGTCTTGCAGGCATTTTAGATGTCCCAAACTCATGAAAGAATAAATAAAAGGCGTCACTGTTTTGATTGGATAAACCAACCTCAATGGCGCCATTAATAACTTTTGAACTAATTTTAAAGCTTCGCTCTGATTTACCAGAACGCTTCTTTAATCCATGTGAATAAACATTTGATTCAAGCTTGTCACGTAAATATTCGCCTGCTTCCGTCAATGCCTTTTCTTCAATTACTTTTGTGTTGGCCATTCCAGTTAATCTATTTCGCAACTCTTCTAATCCAGTGAATTCAAAGTCCATCAACAGCACCGTCCTTTGTTTCACGAACGTGTATTGTCCACCATTGATTATTTTCATCATCATTGTTCATGGAAATGATTTTATAAATCTTATCTTTATGACGAATCCGCATATTGTCATCCACATCTTTTCTATAACGAATTCCGAAAGTTTTCATGTCTTGTAACTGATCTGCAGCTGCATCATAAAAAGCTTTACCTTTTAATGTTTTAATAGCTGCCCAAATCGGTTTTTTAAACGCTGTCCATTTAGTAATTGGAAAACCATCTTCATCTTCTCCTCCTGGTGGAATTAAGAATGTAATACGATATTTCAATTCACCAGGATTGTTATTAGAACGATAATTCATTCTACATACACCCATTTCAACTGCAATATAAGTGACTGCAAACCATAAGGAATAGGTATCTGAGCGACTTTAATACTTGTAGGGTTAATTACATTACGATTCTCGTAAAAGTGTGTGGCGAGCAAATGAACGGCTAATCTGTGCTGTGCGTAAACATCCTTCTCTCCAACTTGTAAGTAATAATCAGTTGGCTGAGTTACACCGGCATTTTCGAGATATAAAATGGTTGCTTGTAGGAATGAAGAAAGAGACGCATTTTCATCGTCTCCATCAATTCGTAAATATTCTTTTAGATCATTTAAGAGTTTGTCCAATTCAAATCACCATCTTTTAAGTAGATTCAAGTGTAGCGAGCCTAGAAATAATGTCATCATACTGCGCTTTTGTACCGAAACCATCTTTGCCTGCCGCTCCTGTATCTCCCTTGTCACCTTTTGGTCCTTGTGCTCCCGCCGCACCAGTTGCGCCTTTTGCACCTGCTGGACCTTCAACTCCATCAATTAATGCAGCAAAATCTGCGCCAGTAGGTTTTTTACCAGTGCTGAATATTTCTTTTAATTCATCTTTTGTTGGCATTACATTTCACCCCTTATTTAATAATAAAATCCGTACCTATTGTTGCCTCCCCTATCCCAAGGGGATTATTAGGGTTTAGCGACTACATCAGCGATACGGAATGCTGAAGCTAATTTGATACGGTGGTCAAAGTAAGCTGTTACAACGAATTGCTCAATACCTGTTTTGATGTCTTTATCACGCTCGAAAGTTTCACCAATATCATAGTTGAAGTGAGAATAAGAGAAATCCCCCACGATTGGTTTCGATGCACTGTCGGCAAAGATAACAGGTTTACCCAACACTTGCTCTGGTTGCGCAGTATACAATGTTGCACTACCATTAGCTAATACTTCGATAATGTCTGAGTAATCTTTATATGACATTACGATTTTAGCGTTATCACGATAGTCTTCGTGTAGATCTGCGATTGCATCTTTAATTGCTTTGTATTTGCTATCTGCAGTAACTTTCACAATAGCATTTTCAGTTGAGTAGAACGACATGTGTTCCTCACCCGATTTAGGAGTTGCAGCAAATGCTACTTTCTTTTCTTTTGCAGCTACACCTGATTTAAGTGCATTTTCCACATGCGATACTAAATTTGCATCAGATCCGTTTATAACTGTTTCAGACACACCTGCAAATACTTTGAATTTGTTACGAGTAAACGCAACAGTATCACCTTTCGCTTTTAATTCTTTTGCAGTTGCCATATCAGCGATAAAATCATCGTCATCTAGTGTAAATGCTAGACGTGGTAATTCTAAGTTTGTGATCTGCGTAACTGCCGAATTACCTCGTAATGGGTTTTTAGCAAGTGGCGCAAGAATAACGTCTTGGGATACAGTTTTAGGTAAGAATTTACCACCGCCAGATGCAGCATCATCGCCTAGTGCAGCACGAACGTCTCCGTCTAATGCTTTACCTCGCATAGCTGAACGGATTAGAGAAGCCTTTGCAGCAACAACTTTTTGTTCTGGATCTTCGATGGCTCCTAAACCTTTATTTGAAGCTAGTTTAGCTTTTTGCTCAGCTTCTAATTGGTCATGTTGTTGTTTCACGATATCAAAACGAGCCTGTAAATCTTGTTTTGACTTCTGCGATGCTTGAATATCTTCAAGAGATGCAGATGGATCCATAGCTTTTTGTGAAAGCTCACCTTCAACTTTTTGTAGCTGTTGACCTAAAGTTGCAATTGACTGTTTCAATTCAAAAAGTGTTTGTCCTCCAAAAAATTGAATAGGTAATGTTAATAACGCTTTAAATGTTTTTGGTTTATATGTTTTCATAATTATTTTCCTCTTTTCATCAAAGTATTGTGTTCAAATAAGTAAGATTCGCCTTCGAATCTGCGAGAATGCTTTCACGTAACGCTTTTTCTTCAGCTGAGATAATATGTGGTGCTGGTTCTTTTAATTGCTGAGGGATATTTTTAAATTGCTTGGCAAATCGGTCATCGATAGATGCCACCATTTGATTAGCACTTTCAACCACATCGCACAAACCATAATTGAATGCTTCTTCAGCCGATAACCACGTTTCTCCATCAAGTAACTGTTTCAATGTATCTTCATTCAACTTATCACCAGCTTTATCCAAATACATTTGCATTGTTGATTGATTAATACGTTCTAAATCGTCTGCTGCTTTGCGCAACTCTTCAGCGTTACCACTTGCCCAAGTCCAAGCATTATGGAGCATCAACATCGCATTTGAAGGCATTCGAATTTCATCAGCTGCCATTATAAGTACACCTGCAATCGATGCTGCTAGTGCATCCACATGGGCAATAACATAAGCTTTGTGGCGTTTTAACATGTTACCAATTGCTAATCCTTCAAAAACTGAACCTCCAGGACTGTTTACGTAAAGATGAATTGTGCTAACGTCTCCAGCTTCATCTAATTTCTCTTTAAAAATTGTGGAGGACATTTCGCCAAATTCTTCCCAAGCCCATTGAGTAATTTCGCCATAAATAAAAACATCCGCTGATTTTCCATCTGCAGATGCTTTGATATCGAAGAAACTACTCTTTTTCTGTTTGGTCATTTTGTTCACCTCCCTTCGTAGATGTTGTTTTACGTTGAGTTGGGTCCATTTCCATCGGATATAAATCCCCTGATATCCACAATTCATTAGCCTTACCCCCGATTGGCGATAAATCCTCTAATTGTCGAACCTCATCTGGCTTCATTCCGCCACTTCGTAACATAGCTTGATAAAAATTAGTACGGGCAGCTGTGTCACCACGTAAAAGACCACCTAAGTTGAATTTGAAATACAATCCATCTTGGCGGTCTTTTTTAGTTAACAATTTGCGATTAAATTCATGTTCATATTGGCGTACAATCGGCAATAACGTCATATTTACGAATTGAATCATCATTTGCTCATTGGATCCGTAACTCGCACCTTCATTGTCATTCAAAAAAGATACTGGAACATTAAATACGTTAGCAACCCTTGAGCGTGTAATGCGCTCAGATGCTAACGTATCAGATGCTACATATTTGCGCTGTATCTCTTTAAGATTTACACCAGGTTCTTGGAACAAAACTCCGCCATTTTCTTTATAAAATCTTTTGAAATCATCAATAATATTTTGACGTATTCCTTCTTTAACGTTAGCTCCGTACTCTAAAATAAATGATTCTTTTTTCTCCATTTCAGAAAGTGAAAATTCTTGAACTGCTTTATCATATTTCAAAGTATTTTTAAGAACCTCAATTGGGCTAATACCTCGCCAACGCGACGCTCCGCTAATATGCTTTACGTGTAACATGTTCATATTGTGAACGTAGATTGTACCGCTATTAGCTTGTATTTTGTACCATAGTTCACCATCATCGTTATTTAAGAACTCTTCCACATAGGTTGCATCTAAAGGGATAATCGTTTCTGGTTGCATTCGAATATCACGTTGAATGATTGCATAACCATTTCCTTTTTCATTACGACTTACTTCAATTTTGTTTATTAAATCAAACCCACTCATATTAGAATTAGGTTCATTGATTAGAACATCAGCTGCTTGATTCACCGTTATGTCATATTGATCATACAATTTCAAAGGCAGTGCAGATAAAGTGTTAGATAACCGACTGATGACGCTGAAAATTGTCTCATTCGTGACTAACTGTGAATTATCAACACCCCAAAAAGTACGACCAAACCAATCCGAAAAATCATAAGTTTTACCCTTCCAACCTGCTATTGCTGCTTTCGCTTTTACATTAAACTTTTGATACCATCTCATTTTTTCACCACCTTCCGCGGTCGCTCGAAGGTTTTACGATACCAGCTGCTGTCGTTGTTGATTAAGTGTACTTCTCGATGTGGAAGTGGGTTATATGGCTGTTTCTTTTTAAATAGTTTTTGTACCCAGTTAATTAGTCGCTTCACGGTTTCACCTACTTTCCTCCACAGTTGATGTTGCAGATGGCATAATAAAAAGCCACTCTATTGAGTGACTATATTAATTACGAGCGATTGATGCATTCGCCCACATAACTGCTGTTTCAAGTTCAGTCATTGCTACTGATTTTTCTCGACTGTTAGGACATAATTCATCAATTAAATATGCTAATTCTTTCGCTTTCTCCCGAATATCCTCATATTTTTTCGGTTGTCCTTCTTTTGGTGAATGGTATTTGAAATTGTTTTCTATCTTACTTGTACCTAACAAACAATCACTACAAAACTCTGTCATGACTTCTGACTTACCACACTTAAAACATGTATTACTCATTTTTTATTCATCCTCTCTTATAAATCATTAATAGAAATAAAACTGATATTCCCATCACCTGTATTCACTTCAGCAAATTTAGCTTGTACAAATGCATTGATAACTGCTGCTGCAGGATCTATCCGCTCACGTGATTTCTTTTTGGACAGTTTAATATTTTCGTTTCCATCCATTTCAGCTATAGCATTTCCGAATGCCCAGGATAATACTTTGTCACCAACATGAGTCACATCGCCTTGATAGACTGCCTCACGAAAATCTTTAGTTGGCTCTGATAATGTTCCATAACCTTGTCTGATTTCGACACATACAAAGCCCTTTTCAGTCATGTTTTGTGCAAACTGAGTAGCCCCCCATGGATCATAGCAAAGCATAATCGGATTCCAACCATTCGCTTCTATTTCATTCACAATCCAATTTTCTACAAATGAGTAATCTACTACAGCTCCTGGTGTAACATCTAACCAACCTTTTTCAATCCAATGATCATAAGGAACCTTATCCTTAACACGTCTTTCCGCAAGTGCCTCTTCAGGCATAAATGAATGTTGTTCAACATGGAAGCCGTAATCTGTTGGGAATACAAACCCTGCTGAAGTTAAGTCAATCTTCTTTGATAAATCCACACCTATATAAACATCAAATTCTGAAGTGTCCATTTCAGTGACTTCACATGCCTTCCATTTTGCGGATGACATATAGCCACCTTCCTTCATATCCACCCATATGTTCATGGTTTTGGTCATGAAAGAACGCATTTTTTCTGGAACGTCTAAAGCTGTTCTTAAATCAGAACGAATCGATTCAAGACCCTCTTCATAAGTAGCTACAATTGGATTGGCCTTAATCCAGTTTGATTCATCTTTGATGTCATCGCCTTCATCAAGTTCACAGATGATAGCAAAGTAATCATCATTTTCAATGTCATCATTCGGATCTAATATACGACTGACATATTCGTATTCAGTGAAACATGGACGACTTAAATCAAATCCTGCTGTTGTAATAACAACCATTAAAGGTTCTTTACGAGCAACCATCCCAGACTGTAATACATCGTATATTTCAGAAGTTTGATGAGCATGATACTCATCCACAATTCCTACAGATGGATTCTTACCATCACCAGTCTTTCTAGTCTCACGAGATAGAGGGACGATAACGGATCTATTATTAAAAACCTCAATCTTTCCATAAGCCTCTTTCCATTTGCCGTCAAGTAACTTTGATGATGCAATTCCATCTCGAACAGCTTCATACACCTCATCGGATTGATCTTTTTGCCAACCAGCTATATATGCTCGCTGTTTCTCATCACCTAAGAAAGTGATGTAAGAAGCAATGATTGCTAAGAATTGTGACTTTGCATTTTTACGGGCCAATTGAATGTAAACCTTACGGAATCGACGAGCACCATTTGATTTCTTCTTGAAACAGAAAATGTTGACGCTGATGAACAATTGAAAATCAGTTAACTCTACAGGCTGTTCAGCGAGCACACCTTCCACATGATGAAATTCAAGTGCCCAATAATAAAAATCTTCGCCTTCCTCTTCATCAAAATAAAAAGGACTGTCATCATTTTGACAATCCTCATAATCTTTCAGGAATCGTTTTACTGCCCATTTATGTTTTATGCAAGCCTTTATGCGACCTTCTAAAATGTCATCGCAGTAGGCAAATACTCTTTCAAGTACACTCATAAGCGATTACCAAACCGTTTCTCTGCTTCCGTTTTTTCTCCCACAGTTGATGGTGGTGAGGGAATAATCAATTTCAGACGCGAGGTGATAGTAAGGCCCAAGTCACTAGCTGCAGTTCTGCATTCAGTAAACAATGTATTTTTTGTTCGTATCAATTTTGGATAATCATCATTAGCAATCGTTACAGATTTTCCCGACTCTGTTTTAACGACTTCAGTGGCTTTTATCTTTTTCATATCCTTAATTAGCTGTAAATATTGATGTTTTGAGTCCAAATATCGTGCTAAAGAGTCCACATCTAAGTTGCTAAAAATATTAAGTTTCATTAATTCTTCTGCTATTTCGTTAAACTCTTTCTTTTGTGCAGCCGTTAAATATGACGGTGGTTTCACCTTATCAATATCCCCACGCATCGCGGTTTCGTGGGATTCACGCTTTTTAATTTCTTCTTTTGTTAAATGCTTCGATACCCCTTTTCCTTGGATCACTTGCAAAGGTTGTTTATTTCGTCCAGCCATCACTATCACCTCCTTCAAAAAAATATTCAAAAACGGGTTTTTCTGCGATGAAAACTCCCATGCGGTTAATTTGTGTTTATTTTTCACACAATTAAAGTAGGGGGGCTATCACTTTTACCTGTAAAAATATAAAAATAACTATCCAAAGAAATAAAATAAAAATATATTAATTTATTTTTTATCTTCGAATGTCTTCTTGTTGTGACAACTTAAGCAGAGATACTGTAGGTTATCTAAGTCCAAGCGCTTCAACCAATTAACCTTTATCGGAATGATATGGTCAACAATGTAACCAGGAACTAACCTGTTGTCATTGAAGCAAGATACACACATACCATGGCTTTCAAGTATTGCTAACTGTCTAGCCTTTCGCCATGCGGTTGAATGATAGAAAGAGTTGGAACGTTTATCTCGATGATGTTTATCATAGTAACGGTTATCATTCGTTGTCTCTGTTGTGTGAGCTTCACAGTAGCGAGTGGTTGTTAGCTGTCCACAGTTAGGTTTGTTACATGGTTTCAGTGGTTTACTTGTCATGCGTCTCCACCTGTATGCGTAGCAACTGCATGGCTTGCTTGATGGATTGGTGCAGTTCGTTAGCTTGTCTAGCCTTAGCTGCTGTTGGTCTGTGTGACTGCTTACGCTGCACCTTCCTTAGGTTAGCTTGCATAGCTCTGATATGTTCATCAGTGTAATAGCATGTGTATGCATGACCACATGATGGACAGTTAAAGTAAATGTGCTCGATGTCTTTGTTGATGCCATCCACAGATTGCGGATTAGATAATGGATTCTGATTTAGAATTACAGATTCCTTTTTGTAATTTGAAAGTTCAAATGGAGAATGGCAATGATCACACGAAACAAGAATTGATTTTCGAGATTGAGAATCCTTAATTAAAACTGGCATTTGAAATCTCCTTTCTACGACTCATAATTGAATTTATACATCCACACAGACACACGATACTAACAGTCCTGATTACCCATTGAGGTGTATCATGTGGCTGTATTGAGGCATAAGAAAAAGCCACACCGGTTAGATGTGACTTAAATTACTCCATTTTTATTAACATGGAATTAGTAGTTATTTAGAAGATAAACACTCCAACTAGAACTACTGTATCTAATTGTAGCTGTTGAATTCATTCCAATAGCATATGACACACTCGTATTAACAAATGTATGTGCAGGAGAAGGTGTAATACTGAATGTATCACTTGAAGGCTTTAAAGTGCCATTATTTGAATGTGGAATACCTGCCGTGCCGTAAACTACTTTTCTATCGGATAAAGCAACTGATGTATCTAGTTTTGTCCATCCACCAGTAGCTTTTGTTAATCTTTTACCTGCAGTTGTACTTTCAACATATATTGTTGAGTAAGCTCTTACAGCTTTTTTACTATCTGTAACATTGCCTGGCTGAGTTGCTATTCCAAAAGTATTAATTAAATTTTGATTTTTATCTGTTTCAAATGAAATATCATAGAATGAAGTAACTGCAGCAATTTCAGAATCAGTACCTGATTCTACGATTTGAGCCGTACTATATGTATCAACAATTGGCGACACATCTGAAGTTAAATTATTCATATTAAATGTAGAAAAGTTATTTTGTTCTGGTAAAGGTGTAATAATTACTTTATTTTTCCCAATCATTTTCTCCATTTCTACTTCTGATAAATCAGATATGCCATTTTTGGCATCCTCATATAATTCGTCTAAACTTTTTTCTTTGGACATTGCGTTTGCCTCAATATTTCCTCCTAACAAAAATATAATTGCTAGACTAAACAAACTTAAAAAAACTTTTTTCATTTTTTTCTCCACCTTTTATGTAGTTTCTTGTTGCAATTACAATTGTAGTATATCAATCCAATAATTGCAAATATGTTTTAAATAATACAAATATGTATTCATTAACCAATATTGTGAGATAGAGGAATAAATTTTCTTTCATTCATGATATGAGATGTGAAATTTAACCAAATAGGTTATACTATAACAATATAGTTTATACTATAACAATATTAATTCCGTAATATTCAACAAATTTCACAAGGAGGAATATACATGAAAAAAATATTGTTGATACTAGTATCTGCATTTATTTTAACAAGTTGCCAATCCAAAAATGACTTTTATTACAAAGGTGATAGTAATAACTGGCATGCAGAAGTATTTACCCAAAAAAATGGTGATCAAGAATTGAAAAGCTATAAAATAAAGTACGAAGGCGAAAACTTAGAGAACCTAAAAAATAAAGATATTTCATTTTCATTTCAAAGTGAAAATAGTCTTCAAGGTCCAATAATAAAAAAATTATCAGAATCTGGAACCTTAGAAAGCAATTCACCTAGTTCATGTGGTGGTTGTGATTTTCTCAATAAAGATAGCGAAATAATTTTCACTATCGAATGGAATGGTGAAAAAGAAGAATTCATTTTAAAGAATTAGTTAATAACATTGTTTAATTGTTTAATCCTTTAATTATTCCTATATACAAAAAGGGGCAGCAAAGACTGCCCTAAATAGAAAATTTAATTTCTCGTGCATTTCAAAACGCTTTTTGACATTACCATCGTAATACGGATTTGCAATAGTTTCTATCGCTTCTTCTTAACTTAATATAATGTTAAGTTAGATTCAGTTTCATATTCTCTTCTTTGTTTCAAATCATTTAATTCTTCTCGCCATTCTTCTAAAAATTCTTTTGTGTCTTTAATCTCAGCAAATGGCACAACTCCTTTAGTTAAACGCTCTTCAGCTTCTTGTATATTACACTCACATTCCTGTATACAATCATTTAAGAATTTCAAATATGAATTCACTTTCATCATCTCCCTCTAAATCTTAAAATCTTTTACAGAGCATTAACCTACTCCACATACTTCATCATGTGGCTGTATTGAGGCATAAGAAAAAGCATCTCACTGAGATGCTATCGTATTGGTGCTATTATTCCGTTTTTCTTCAAATGCCCCTGTTCTAATAACTTATCCTTCAAGATAAATGAGATCTCAATTAACTTTTGAAATTGCATGTTAGCAGTACATTTTCGATCTATTCTTAGTAAATCTTCCGAGCATTCAAAAAAGCCAATCAAAACGCTACAAGTTGTATAAATCATTAAATCTAATTCGTGTAAATATGGATGTAAATTTAATAATTTATTTCCACTCACATCTTGGAAAATATACTTATAAAAATGATTACTAGAAGTATGAGTATCGAAGCATAAATTTTTATAAGTAGTACTATACAAATTCTCCATGTCCACATCAATAGCCATCTGTTTTATTTCAAAATAACCTTCTACTTTGGGACGCCCTTCCGTTTTATTCCAAGTTGATAAAAAGCCTAATTCTTCAATTTCTCTTTTTAAATTAACCAAATTAGCTGTTAGCTCTGCCTCTGTATAAAAAGCCTCAAAATACTCCCCCTTATTTTTAATTTCTTCTAATTGAATCTTACTAGCATCTATACTCTTAAATTTTCCATACGCTTTAGAAAACCTAACAAATTCCTCTTTATCTTTATTAATTTTTTTCATTAAAACTATTAGTTCAAATAAGCTTCTTATTAAAATTCTAGCAGAAACTATATCACCTAATAAAAAAAGATTATTTATAGATTTAACACTACTAATAGTTTTAACAAAAAAAGTTAAAGCTCTCTCTTCTACCTCATTCTGAGGATTAGCAGTCTGTACCCCTTCGATATAATATTTATCTAAATATGAAACTACGAAATCGTTAAAAAAGGGCTTTAAATAACTTGCACTGTGACACTGATTGTAAATATCCAATTGTATTCATCCTCTTTTTTTATCAATCATACGTAAAAACAGACTATCTGTCATTAATACAAATATGATATTCATAACAAAAGACCACCCAATCAAGAGTGGCCCAATAAAGGAGGAAATCAAATACCTGTAAATTGTCTTTCACAACAACTTACAATTACCACTATAAATTAGTTTGTATATACTTTCGATACATTCGAGGAGTGAACCTTTTGTGAACCCTCCTGGAAATCATCTACAAATTGAATAGTTCGCATGATTTCTGCATGACGCTTTTTTATATGACTGGCGCTGTACCCTAGTTCTTCAGCTACTTCTTCAAGTGTCATACCGTCCACATACTTTAGTTTTAATATCCTCTGGTTCATTCCTTTAAATGTATCGACTAAATTCATAAGGTCGTTCATCTGTGCTTGTTTGTGATTAAGTTCGTTTGAAATCCTTTGTATAATATCTTCTAATTTTGCACCATTTGATTTCTCGGTAAGTTTAACTCCCCATAGATCTCCACTTGTCCACCGTTTTAATTCTCTTTCTGATTGTTCTAAGTTGAATTCAAGGTAGGATATTTCATCATAAAGACTATGATAATTTTTCAACCACTCATACATGTTCACCACCTACCTTTCTTATTTATTCCTACCGAACTATAGACATATCGTTATTCGTTCAAATCAGTCGCTCTGAGAGGTTTTAAACTTTCGATGATAAAATATACCAATCTAGCATTAAAACCTCATATACGCGAGCATACGTTCTTTTTACAAGCAAAAAATATATGATTGTTCAATTACATCAATATCCACTCTTCTGACGTTCAAAATTAATCTTATTTTTATCGTAGTAGGCTTGTTCGATTTGTTCCCAAGTGAAGCCTAATAGCCAACCTAATTCTAAGAACCACTGAAGCACATAATGGTAACTCTCCCAAGCAACACTTTTTTCTTCATTCAGCATTATTGTTACTTCCCTATACAATTTAGAATAGACAAACATAACTGTACGATTAGGATATGATTCGAATCTAAGTAACGGCTCTATTGCTGTGATATTTAATATTTCAAGGTCATTCCCAATACTCAAAATAAAATGAAGGCAATCGACGTATTCTTCTAAAAGTGGATTTGTTGTTTTCCAAACGAAATGTGCTCCCATATCATCTGCATAATGCTTTTTAATTGTCCTCGGTTCCTGGTCATTGCTCCAAAATTTGAATCCTCTAAATTCATTAGCGCACTCACCAAGTTCTACTAGTAAAGCAAGAATCTTTTTACTCAATCGGTCTTCTCCATCTTCCACCGGGTGACGTAATTCAATATCACGATCTAATACTGCTTGTGCTTCAAATAATTTAGTAAGATTCATATCCCAATTCCTCCAATACTTTTCTAGCTTTATTCCCTTTGTCATCTTCAATATCAGATGGTATATAACGTGATTTATCATCAATCCATGCGTATGTTTGTGGATGTGCGTAAAATCGTGCTATGGATAATAATTTATCAATCTTCATTTCCATTTCGGTTGCTTTTACCTTCATGCAAGTTAGGTATACCAATTTATCCAATGTTTCCTCTTGTGCGTGTTTGGCCCATCCTACTAACGAATAGTCGTCCACATTGACGGTATTAGGATATTTAGCAATTCCTTTTGCTGTTTGGTTTTCTAATAGGTTCTGTAGTTCATGTAAAATTGGATTAGCTAGAATTTCATCTGAAATGGTCATTCCTCAAGCACCCTTTCATAACCAATTGTTACTGGCGAATACTCAATACGTCTGTACAACTGCCCGTTTGCATAAATTTCATAGAAAGGGTGAATTGAATCTTCGTATTCCATTGAACAATCCTTAATTTCTGAAACCATTAAATCGTCTTTGTAATTTACTCTTTGAGTAATGTAGCAAGGTACTTCCCCAACTACGTAACTTTCGGTATGCATTGTTAGATTAACTTGTAAGCTATTGATTTTAATCATCACGCATTCACTCCTTTGATTTCGTAACCTAAAATCAAACATTTTGCATATGTTATTGGCTGCAAGGTATTTAAAATCTTAAATTCATCGGACCAGTTAGCTTTCATACAAATACCATTACCTGAAAATTGCTTTGCATGTTTAATCAAATTATAATTTTGAGTCCATTCATCATCTTTACTTAGTTTATCCAATGCTTCAGCAACCTCACGACTAACCTTCACTTTCTCACTCATTTCCCCTCAACCTCTCTTTCCAACTTCTCTATATAACCAATCATTTGATTTAATAAACTGACACGGACTGACACAGCCGTCTTTGATGGACTTGGATATGAATTATGTTCAATCTCGGCTTTTAAACATTCAATACCTTCATGAATTCTTTTTACATTTAGATATTTCATACTCCAGCCACCCCTTAGTGTGAGTTGTTATTCATCACCTTCAACAACCGGTTGAGTTTGTTTCCATTCCCACCATGCACTTGCTAACGGTGCCACTTGCGCACGATAACGTTTCGTTTGATTAACAAGCTCTGATGTACTTACACCAATTTCTTCCGCAAGTTTTCGGTACGATTCACCTTCTACACGGCGTTTGATAATATCTACAATGTCTTTGTGGTAATCATCATAAGTAGGTGCTAGTCCACTTAATACGAATTCGTCCACAATCTTACGATCCATTACGCATTCTTTATCCTCAACTTGAATTTCCTCTTCAGGCATCCCTTCAAGTTCTAATTGGTCCGGCGCTTGCACTTCAACAATACCTTTATCGCTAACTGAATATTGAACAGTAGGTTGATTGGTAATCACATTTACTTTTCTTCTGAAACTTACAATCTCGGAATCTAGTTCAACAGCTACTCGTAGATCTACCATCTGAGCAATCGCTTCAAGTTGGCCATCTAATTGGTCGCCGTTTATTTCTAATACAATTTCTTGTACACCTTTTGGTTTAATATTTAACTTTTTAACTGTTGCTTTGAAATTTGCATATGACATTTTAAAACGCTCCCTTTTTTAGAAATTCTTTTGCCATGTAATAAAATTGATGGTAAATGTAATTGCCACTAAACTTTTTATCTAAATAAACAATTGAAAAATTATAACGAGCTTCAAAAGTCTTCAAGCTGCCTAGCAATGCTTTAGGGTCATATTTGGACCTGTAATTACCTTTTAAGATTTTTTCATAACCGTCCTTGTCCTCCACAATTAAGGTGAAGGGATTCTGACTAGCTCTTATCAGTTCATTTTCGAATGCTGTACGCTTGTCCTTACCTAGATTGCCTGTTATCTCATCGATAGAGTTTTTACGCTCAATGCAGCCATTCAAATATATATCCCTGTGTATACCCAACTCTGGATTAGCTGGGATCATTGCAGAATAATCACCTGTTTTAAGTGCCTTATTTTTGATGGGTATTTCCTTTGCGTGTAAATAATCCAAGATATGGCCGTTTACGTTTTCTCTTGTATCTATGATAATCGTGAGAGTTTTTAAGATTTTATTCATTTCTGTATCTGTGTAATGGTAATGAATCAACTTGTCACTTCCTTTTCGTATACACGCAAGCTAATCTATAAACCTCTTGCGCTATTACCTTGGATTCATTATTTTCAAATTTGCGGTAATCATCGTACATATCATTCCAACCGTTTCTGGTTAGTGAGATCATCCATTCATCAAAAAGTAAAAGAGAATCGATTTCTGAACATAACCATTCATTTAATTTCTCGTTGTGCTGCCAACCACAGAATTGATGTAGTATTTTTTGCAACGTAATTTCAACAGAGCTTGCACCTTGCCAAGATCTAAACCATTTTTCAATTTCCGGAAAAATACTTTCAGCAGCCTTCATTGTTTCAGTTGGCACTAATTGATGATTTTTCAATTCAATCTGACCATCTGGGTTAAGATTCATTTCAGCGCCACTTTTCCAAATATCAGATAAAATTTTTAAAGTTTGCAATCTATCACCTCAGTTGCTGAATTGTTACCTAAAAACATTCATTTTTAGCGAAAGTTATTAAACGATAACCCCCTTGCACCTTACAGCCACAAAGGTTTCAGAAAATCCGTTACTAAATGTTACCCGAAAAGTGCATTAGCGCCCTATATAGTACTTATATATTTTTTTTATTTTTTTAATTAATACAAAAACAAATAACAAAAGATAACTTTAATAAATATAAAACTACTCAAACACTAGATACCATTGACTTCAAGTCACTTTTCAAAAAAGTTATTAAACTAACTTAAAACCCGTTTCACTGCCGTTTTCCGATATCTTTTGTTGAAAATAGCTACCTTTTCGCTCCTTTAAAGTAACTCCGTGAATAAATGTTTTATTCTGATTGCCTTTTTTCTTTTTAAAACCTTTCGTCTCGAGCATTCGATAAAACGCTCGATTTTTTAATGCATGCTCACCAGTTTTGTAGCACCAATTGGAGTAAATTTCATAAAGTTCCTTCGCTTCAATTTTCACTTCATCGATCATGGGCACATAACAGCACTCGTAAAGAAATGGTCCGAGAATGTCCATATCTTCTTTATAATCGCCGGTTGCCTTCTTCACGATTACTGGTTCACACAACCCCGACTGCTGCCACTTCAAACAGCCTTCGATAGCCCAATTCAAGATCCCTGACATTTCAAGTGACAATTTTTCAGGTAGCTTCAAATCACGTTTTTCTTTCGGTAGTTGTAGATTGAATGGAACAAGCTTCACACGGCGCCATATCCCTTCGTCCACACCTTTTATTACTGGCTTATGGTTTGTCGTAAAGAATACTTTAAACTCAGGTATAAACTCGAAATACTCTTGTCGCAAGAAACGCGCTAACACTGGCTCACCACCTGTGATTTGCTTTACGAACGCTTCTGACAATTGTTCTCCGTCTTCTGATTCAATCGCTGACACAAAACGGCTACTGACCAATCGTGCAATGTCATTGTTCGCCCCAGTTTCCTTTTTCTTAATAAACGTGTCCGATTTAGCTTGTTTGCCGTACTCGCCCATGATGTCCTTAATCGTATTAATAAACGTTGATTTACCATTGCTACCCCCTCCAATCAGGAAGACCATGATTTGTTCACTTATTTCACCTGTTAAGCTATAACCGATTAAACGCTGCATGTATTCGATTAATTCTTTATCACCCAAGAATATTTGCTCTAAGAAACTTACCCATTCAGGACATTTCGCCGATTCATCAAATGTAATATTCGTCATTTTAGTCAAGCTAAGTTCACGATTGTGCGGCTGTAATTTACCTGTTTTCAAATCTACGACACCATTTTCGATATTCAACAAATATTTATGTCTATCGAAATCACTACGATCTCCTGGTACCAGTATCTTCAAATCTTTAATGGCACTTTCACGTACATTATGCTTTTCGCAATGTCTAGCCCATTTTTGCTCAGTTTCATCATTTGATTCACCAAGTTTCCGGACGACTTTAGCAACAAGGCGATGTAATTTTCCTTTTTCGTCATACTCCCAATATTTGCCGTTCCAGATGTACCAACCGACTGATGGAATATAGCGAATTACATGCCCATATTCGTATGCGATTCGCTCTGCATTTCCTAAATCGGTTAATTTAAATTTGCGAGCTGGCTTTTCTACTTCCTCTGCCACTTCATCATTGTTGAAACTAAATGAAAATTCGTTGTCATTTTGATGGTCCAACACCGTTGCTGTAGTGGAAGAAATAGCTTCTGCGATGGTACGTTCACCATACGTTTCACCTGTATCACTAAAATGAATTCTGTCCCATTTATCACGCATTAAGGAGGTTTCACGGAACATTGAATCCATTCTTGGAGCACTTTTTCCCGTCCAAAATGCAAGGTGGTTAGATAGCGCTAAATCACTACCAGAATGGTCATCTTTAATTAAATTGCCATTATAAAGGCTTCTTATTTCATCGCCATTTTTCGAACGGAACATCATTTCCCAAAGTTTTTCATTTGAATGTTTAATTTCATCTTTTTCAAACTCAGCTAAATTCACGCGACCTTGAATATCGCTATCGTCAAAATACTTTTCAAAAACGCCTGCTAATTCATCCGTGCGATCATAAACATCATTTGAGTTTTCACGATTACCCGTGAAAGTAAAGTAACGGCCATACGAATAAATTTCTAATCCGTGTTTTGTATTTTTACGTCCTGTCCCCATCACAGACTGTGGAAGACTACCCTTAATGATGATGTGAATACCTGTTCCAGATGGACTAAATTCAGTATAAGAATCTATTGTATCGATGATTTCTGTAGCGAATGTGTTCAGTTTGTCGACCACAACACACTTATCAATATCAATCCCTATATAACTATCTTGACGACTGAATACAAATCCAATTCCGTCATAGTTACCTTGCATGTAGAATTTCACAGTTGTTGCAAATGTTGACCATGTACGCCGATTATTCGCTTGTGCCATTTCTCCATTTGGTTGATATGGTACCTTTGTCTTCTTTCCACCACGTTCTTCAAACCGCCATAATATCCATTGAGGAAGGGCTTTTAATTCTGCGGGTATTTCATTGAAATTAAAGTGTTCTTTTCCTTTCACAGTGGCCCTCCTTATTTTTTTATTGATTTCCACAAATTGATAGTTTAATATTAATTTATAAGTAGAGTTGAGGGGTTAAGCTTCGGCCTAAATCCTACCCTTCAAAAAGGGTGAAACCTATGGAGATTACATTTACCTTTAAGGTGAAAGTATCGCCTGCGGTGGTTATACTACTGCTTAAGCTGTTCGGTCTTTAAGACCGTTCGGCTTTTTTATTTTGTAATAGAAAAGAGAAGCCCATCAAAAGGACTTCTCTATGAAATTTTTATTTAGAACGGAAGATCATCTGAACCAACATTTATTGGTCCACCTTGTTGAATAGGTGCATCAACTTTTGAAGTATCATAAAATTTAGATTTAGGATAAGTACCTTTATCATTCTTTTCATGAGCTACTGTAATTTGTAAGTTTTTGCTTAATAATTGATTTGCCATGTCTTCTGCTGATTTAAATTCATATCCATTTGAGAAACCAGCTGCTTTAAGTAGCGATTGGACAATTTTCACAGCTATCTCATGCTCAAAAGTGAAGTTATTGTACAAGACCTTTGAACCTTGAAATTTTTGCGGTACATCTGAACGGATTTCGAAATCAACCATTAATTTATCTTTACCTACCTGTGTCTTACTAGCCACTGCATTTATGATTGTGACCTCGTATTTACCTTCTTCGATTAATTCGAAACCTTTTGAAGCTTCTTCTTCGTTAAATTTAAAAAATGACATTATTTATTCGCTCCTTTTTCTTCATCATTTGTGGAAGGCACAGCAAAGATTTCATCCTGTTTACACCCTTCACGACCGTCTAATTGATTTTTAGCATAAATGCTATTCGTACCCTTTAACACGTAACCTCGATTACCCTCACTATTAATCATCAATCGACCAACAACATCACACAACCCTAGTACATTGTTTAGTATTTTCATATTGATTTGAGGATAAGAGCGATTGTATTGCTGTCCTTCCGCTGACGTATACAAATCAGTTGTTTCCCATGCTGTAAACACAACACGATCTGCTAGGTTTTTCATCCATCGGAAACTATTCACGATTCGGAATTGCATATATTGATAATCTCCTTGTGACGGAACCCCATTGTTTTTACCTTTCGCACCTAAACTGGATAGTAAGCAACGTTCAAGCTCTGATGCATTATCTATAGCAATGTTGTCATACTTACCTTTAAGATTTTTTTCAATATGGATTAAAAGTTTCTCCCAATAATCCCACGTGCTTTTGTTGTCCACATAGATGATATCGATGTTGGGATTTCCCTTTAACACATGGCTTGTTCGGTCAATATCAAGTACCAATGTCTTGCCTGGTAAAAAACCGATTGTATGTGATTTCCCCATTCCTGGCGGACAAAATAACAAATAAGTTTTACCTTGCTTTTCTACATTGACCGCATTGTGTGTTTCAAATGAAAATTGTTGTTCTGTCATTTGTATACCCCCTTATTCCATCTGACGTAAAGTATCATTTAATTCTTCGATTGCAGATTCTACTTCATGTTCCATACTTTCAGAATCATCAAAATCTATATTTTCTAGTATTTTTATTGCTGCTTTTACTCCTTCAGTAGCGTTATCCGTGAACTCTTGTACGGATTGTATCGCTTCCTGCAAATCTCTAACTTGAGCCATTTTATATCCTCCTATTTAATCCTTAATGATTCCCCTTGAATTAATGCAGCACCAGTAACCTCAACGCCAGTTTTAAGAGCTTCTTTTAAAGCTGTTTTATCAATTTGAGGACTAGGCGTTACAAAGTAATCCTGTGGAATTAAACTTTCATTTACAATTTGAACTGCTGCAGGATTTTTAGCGATTGAAAATTTAAATGTCCCTGCATCCACTGATTTTTTACCTGTGTTTTTCAAATTTTCATACGCTGAATCTTTAATACGTTTTAAACCATTTTCAATCGTTTTCCTACGGTCAGCTAGTCGCTTTTCCTCAGCTTTATAAGAAGCGATATCCCCTTCAAGATTTCGAATAACTTTACCGTAGCCTTCAAGCTTGTCCTCGATAACCATTTCAATAGATTCAAGAGTATCTGTTAAATCAGCACCTTCTTCAATTAATAGTTGGACTTGTTGAAAGTCGTTTGTTAATTCATATAAAGTTGGCATGTATAATTTCCTCCTAAGTGTGTTATATTGTTACTAGAAAAATAATTTCAAATGCGCTCGTTAAAGACTGCCATCTTTAGCGAGTTTTTTATTTCTCATAACCGCATAATAGGTATTAATATCTCGATGGTCTGAATATCTGAATCTACTTAAATGTGTTATTGAGTTTCCTTCACGATTAAATTGCTTCACTTCTTTATGTTGTTCACCACGTTTAATTAGTTCAAATCCACGTTGTTCTAAGTCTGCAATCGCATTATCTAACTCGTATTCTCTTGCACGTTTGATAGTGATATCTCCAAATGGTTTACGCCATTTGTTCATGTATCCATCCCCTTTAAGGTGCCGGTATTTGACGTACACGCCCTGTTTCTCTGTGGATGAGTGTCCACGAATTACTTGTCCGTTTACTAATCAACCAATTCTCACTTTTGAGATTCATAGATTGTAGATATTTATGGTTAGCAACTGTTAAACGTTTACCGTTCTTCAAGTCATTCACCACCTTGCACTAGTTCAAGTGCAGCTTCGATTCCATCAATTTTTGCTGATTGCATATTGTACTTAACTTGTGCTTTTAGCATTAGCTCCAAGTTATTTTCTTGCATACCTGCATGTGACCAGTCATTTAGCGTTTCGAGTTCATCTTCTAGCAAAGTTTCTAATTTCTTGGTAATTGCGTTATCCTTCCACACGATGTTTTCTGCCAATTCCCCTTCAAAATCTTTGGCATTTATTAAGATGTAATTGCCATTTACAAAGTAGCCAACTGAATTAATTTCACCTTCGAAATAATTTACGGTCGTTAAATCATGTGATCCATTTTCTAACACTAGATATGGTTTCATATTCTAACCTCCAATTATTTAATTAATTTGATTGCACGTTCTAATACATCTTTATCTGTGCTGCTAACAAGTTCTTTTAATTTTTCAAGACCTTTTGTTACATCTTCACGTTCAACATTTGGTTGATACTTCTGAAGAACAATTTGATTACCATCCACATAAATTTCTAATGGATCTCTTTCTCCAATTCCTAAACCTCTTCGTAATTCAACCGGAATAACCACACGACCTAATTCATCAACTTTGCGAACGATACCTGTAGATTTCATTTCTTTTCATCTCCATTCGTATTTTTTGATTCCCATTTAACAACAAAGTATTTTTGATAGTATTTCCCCATCAACAAACCTGTTTTCTCTTTAGTTTCAATTTCACAATAAAAGTCATTCTCTTTAAGTGCTGTACAGATTACTTTTAATGCTCTAACATCGTCATCAGATTCAATTTTCTTTTCATAAATTGCAAGACCATCAAGTGCTGCATCTTCTATTTTTCGAATTATCTCTTTGAATAATGGACCTTCTAATACCGTTTGTTCAAAGTTTTTAACACCTTCTTCAGTTAATCCCTTTAAATACTCTAATGAAGGAATTTCTACTTTCTTTTCCATTTCCAAGCCTCCCCATCTAATTTGATTTCTTTGATACGCCTGACATATTGCCCAATAACGCTCCCACCCCGACATGTTGCGCCAATCCCCATTGTGGACAATCAACAATTATCCCTCCTTGACGAGTTTGAATAGTTGCTCCATCGTAATCTTTAAATATTTTGATAGATTAAATGACTCTTCTAAGGTGAATTGTCTGCGATTGTATTCCTTCAATTGGTATGATTTTTCACAGATTCCTAAAGCATTCGCGCATTGTGTCGGTCTAAGGTTTAAGCTTTTTCGGAATCGGTATAATGCTGTTTTATGCATTGTTGTACTCTGCTTTTGTGTCATCTAAAATAATTCCTTCCTTGCTATAACCAGAACCAACTTGACAGGTTATTTCTCCATGATGTTCGCTAATATTTACATCTTTATATTCAATTACTAATCGTCGTTTTTCTCCTTCTGCAAATACAACCATTCCTGCAACCTTTTCATCCGGTTGTATCGCCTTCAAAAACCCTTTTGGAACTTCAATTTCAAGCGCTCTAGCTAATGCGATAGCTTGTCCAATGTGTTCGTTGAATACTTCATCTGGTGCGCATTTTGCTATACCTTTGGCTCTTACCCTTGCACTATCAATACCTTTCGCTAATGCAACTAGTGTACGTTTTTGATTGTTTAAGACAAACTCAATTTTAGTTGACCAGCGACTGCCGATAAGAACACCTTTACCAGTAAAATCATTAGGTTTCGTATGTTCCTCCACAAACTCCTTAGCCTGCTTAATCAACAAAGCACGTTGTTCATTTGGTGTGAGTACCTCTGGGAAAGGTGGTTCATATTCCACAGGTTTGCAGTGACCGATTGGTTCGAATACTTCTACTGTGGATGGGGTGCGGTTGTGAGCATCCTCATATACGGTATAACCACTACTTACAGCTAAACGCTCTCCTTTATCTTTAAATACCGGACCGTAAATTTCTCCATCCCTTAGAACGTGAAAATTCCCTTGATAATTAGGTCTAACATAATCCCCCTCACGAGCCTCACGCTCAACCTTACAAAGCTTCAATCCTTTATGTTGGATTACGTTATCACCATCAACCTCAGCCTTCTTTTGCGCTTCCACATAAGATGGATCTAGGCGCTTCTTCAACTCGACCATGATATTTTCTACACTGCTGATTAACTCTGTGCTCTCTACATTTGTAAACATTTGATTTCCTCCTTTGATATTTCACTTTTCAGATAATTAATTAGGTTGCCGATTTTGCTGATCTTCATTGCTACTCTCATCACCTAAAGGCACTCCACAAATTGTTAAATTGTATAACTTTATGTCACGCCCATGTTTTCTCGACAGGATTTTTTCGACAATCGGCTTCAGTTTACGTACTTTTTCTTCAGTCATTTCAAAGCCTTCGAATCCTTCGAATCCCATTTCCCATCACCTCAATACAGCCTATGCAAGTTCTAAGGTTGTACATTTCTACTTTACAATCAAAATGTTTTATAGACTCAAGCTTCTAAAACTTCATGATTCATGAAGTTAGTTGGTAAAAAAATTTCACTAATATCCATGTTTAATTTTTTTGCAATAATAAACATTTCGTTTAACTTGAATTGTGAATCACCATGTTCTTTATTAGCATATGTTCGCAAGTCAACTCCTATCAAGTTCGCCATATCTTTCTGTGTTAATAAGTTAAATTTGCGATACTTGATTAAATTATATTGCATATTCTTCACCTCACTTTCTCTAAGTGATAACTTCATATTATATGAAATAATTGGTAGAGTCAACAAAAAACTTCATAAATTATGAAAATAATTGTACTAAACTTCATGAAATGTGATATACTATTTATTAGGAAGGAGATGATTTCATGAAACAAGAAAATAATGTAACAAAATATGTTGGTGAACAAATTAAAAAGTATAGAAAAATCGCTAAACTTACTCAAAAACAACTTGGTGAAAAAGTTGGTGTAAAACACAACACAATTTCCTCTTACGAAAGTGGAACTAACGAAGCTGAGCAAGATATTTTGTTTGCTATAGCTAAAGCCATTGGCGTTACAATTGACGATTTATTCCCACCTATTAATTCTCAACTAGATGAAATTCACATAGATAAAATTCCATTAGAGCGATCTGAAATAAAAGAATCAATTGACGAAGTTCCCACTTATGCGGTGAAGCTACCGATATATGGTTCAATAAGTTGTGGAAATGGTGTATTAGCTTACGAAGACGTTGAAGGATATGAAGATACTCCACAAAGTTGGGTAAAAGGAGGCACTCATTTTTATTTAAGAGCAAATGGTGACAGTATGAAAGGTTTACGAATTTATGACGGAGATCTACTGCTAATTAGAAAACAATCTAGTTTCGAAAATGGTGAAGTTATAGCTGTCCTGATTAATGGTGAGGCTTATCTAAAGAAAGTAACTATTTCTAATGAGACACTTGTGTTAGAAAGTGCAAATTCTGATTATCCACCAATTGCAGTACCATTGAATAACAATGACATTCGCATAATAGGTAAATTAAAAAAAGTAATTTTAAATTTTTGATTAACTTATATTCCAACGATTGTAATTATATAAGCAAGAGTAGCTAATACGCTGCTCTTTTCTTATACCTAGAAAGGTGAAAAAAATGAAGTCAGTTATTTATGTTAGAGTTTCCACAGAAGAGCAAGCTAAACACGGTTATTCTATCGCTGCACAATTAGAGAAATTAGAAGCCTATTGCGTTTCACAAGGATGGGAACTTGTGGGAGAACCATTTATTGATGATGGTTATTCAGCAAAAGATTTAAACAGACCCCATTTTCAAGAGATGATGAATGTAGTAAAAGCAGGTGGTATTGACGTTGTTTTAGTATATCGGTTAGATCGACTAACTCGCTCGGTATCTGATCTTTACGAAATTTTACAAGAACTTGATCAATACAACTGCAAGTTTAAGTCTGCTACCGAAGTCTATGACACAACAAACGCAATGGGAAGACTGTTTATAACATTAGTCGCAGCTATTGCTCAATGGGAACGCGAGAACACCGCAGAACGTGTAAGAATGGGTATGGAGAAAAAAACAAAGTTAGGTGAATGGAAAGGTGGCACTCCACCGTACGGATACCGTGTAGTAGATGAAAAGTTAGTTATTTATGAAGATGAAGCGAAAGTTGTAAAAGAAGTATTTAAATTATCTAAAACACTCGGTTTTTTAACAATCGCCAAACAATTAACTTCTCGTGGTTTTCCTACACGTTACGGTGGTGAGTGGCATGTTGATTCTGTAAGAGGTATCGCAAATAATTGCGTATATGCAGGTTACCTAACATTCAACGAAAGTAAAAAAGATTACAAAAAACCCCCAAGAGAACAAAAATTGTATGAAGGTAATCACGAACGAATAATATCTAGAGAAGAGTTTTGGGGGTTGCAAGATATTTTGGATAAACGTAGAACATTTGGCGGGAAACGAGAAACAAGCAACTATTACTTTTCTTCTATTCTTAAATGTGCCCGCTGCGGACATTCTATAGCTGGACATAGATCCGGAAATAAAAAGACATATAGATGTTCAGGGAAAAAAACAGGGAAAAAATGTTCTAGCCACATCATCCTAGAGGATAATTTAGTTAAAACAGTATTCGCTCATTTCAGTCAGTTAACCGAACAATTTTTGACCGCTGATGGAGATTCCGAGTACCCTACAGAAAGATTAGCAACACTCAAAAGTGAATTATCAGCAGTCGAAAAGTTAATGCAAAAGAAGAAAACTATGTTTGAAAATGACGTTATTGATATTGATGAGCTTATTTCTTCCACATCAACTTTGCGTGATAAGGAAAAAGAAATTCGACGCGAATTAAACAGTATCAAACAAATCGATACAAGTAGCGATACACTTAAGTCCATAGTAGAAAATATGGATACGCTATGGTTACATGCCAATGATTACGAGCGTAAGGAATTAATGACAACTGTTTTCTCACAGCTTGTTATTGATACAAAAGACGAATATCGTAGTAGTAAGCAAGCTAGGGAAATCGTGATTGTATCAGCGAAATAA